AAAGTCTGCACTGTTCATATATCGCCCTTTGTTAAGGCCGATGAGGCTACTACCCGAGTAGCCCTCTCGGCGTGTGTGGTATCAGTATGAGACCACTAACTGACATAAGGCAACTATTTGGCGAGGCGTGTCTCGAGCAATATTTCGTAGATCTTGTCTATTTTGGCATCCATACGCTCTTGCCGTAGCTCGATATGGTCGATACGACCGCGTAGGTTATGGCCCCCGTTACCGTCGGGCTTGAGCTCTGATAAGTAAAACTTTACAAAGTGTCGGATAAGCCCAGCTCCTAGCCCCAAAATAGTAAAGCTCCCCAAAGCTATACCGACTACGAGCTGAGCCTTTTCCATTACTTACTAACCCCGAACTGCTTCTCCGACGGTTGCAGTGCTTTTAGTAATGGCCCGATTAGCCCTGCGATAAACGCATTAGCTAATACTTTTGGATCCGTAACGCCTGATAAGTAAAGCGCACCGGCGCACGCGGCAGCGTGGCGTAGATACGATTTAGCGACGGCAATAGCCTGCTCTTTCATTGGTCTACCTTTCGCGCCCTTATTATTTGTCTAACTATAAACCTAAACTAGCGATTAAGGCTTTAGCCTTACCGGGTGATATTTCTACCTCAAAGTGCATTTCATCGGCTCGGCTCTTAAAGTCGCCGCCCCATTTAAGCCCGTATTTTTTAGCTAGTGCTCTAATCATTGGTACCTTTTCAGCCGGAAACGTGCCCACCTTGCCTAACGGGTGACGTGTTGCATTAAGGTCGATCGCCGTACCCGATGAGTGGCACGATAGTTTGTCAGTAGATCCCCGGACCATACGAAAGGCGTAGCCCCAATCGTCAAAGGTGCCCTCGTCAATCGGCTCTATGAGCTCGTGAAAGTCAGCCGCAAAGGCCGCTAAGAGTGGGCCCACACTCTCAGCGCACCTCAGTTTACGGTTTGTACCCTTTACCGGATACGCCTTAATTTTTATCTCGTCTTGATCTTTTGAGGCCGGGTAGCCGTTATAGCTTTTAAGCATTACGAAAGTAATAGCGCCGCTTCATCGGCAGTAATGCCTAAGCGCTCAAGTAGTGCAGCTTTAGCCGTAGCGCGTTCAGCTGCTAGAGCATCCTGCTCAGCTTTATCTTGCGCCGCTAATGCAGCTTTAGCCTCAAGCTCTGCTACTTCTGCATCGGTCAGCTCAATCTCGAGGACCTCGCCGGTAGTGCAGTTTACTTCTATTCTCGTAGGGTTAGGCATTTGATACTCCATATAGGTAGGCGGTTGAGTACTGTTGGATCGTCCCTTGAGGGACTAAGGTAATTCTGTTTATTGCCGTAGTGCCATTCCACAGACCAGCGGCAAAGTTCATAAGAACGGGATTTCCGTTGAGCTCTATAACTGTGTCAATCGAGACGGCCTTTTGAGTAGATCCTGCATAGTTAGGGATGTAAATTTCTGTATTAGCAAAGGCTGAGGCCGTAGCAGAGGCACCGTTAATATAAGTTAATATATCTGTAGTTGAGTTAAACGAACCAGCTGCTGAACCGTCACCATATACTAATCGAGTTTTGTAAGTAGTTGAGGTATTGTTAAAACGTAAAAATGATCCATCCCAAAAATACCCCTGTGCGGTCCTCGCGCTTATTTTAATAACTAAATCCGTATAGGTTGCAGGGATTGAGGTAAAGTCAATAGTCGCCGCCCCACCTGCGCCTACTACTTGAGCCGTACCGATCTGTGTAAATGTAGGCATTATGCCGCCTTTATTCCGTAGAGAGTTGCAGTGGTACCGGCGGCCATAGTAGCTCCACCAAAATCGCCCATAGTAATAATGTCAATAGCAGAGGTGCTCCGCCATAGACCCACGGCAGCCTCGACCACATCCTGATTAGCATTTCCGTCACGACTAATTACTGTTTTATTTGTCGTAGTATTAGCGTAATTCATTATTTGAGTAATGGCCGTAAAGACTCCTCCGGAGGATTGTATAAAAGCAGAAAAACCAAGGCGTAAAGTATTTTGGTTAGAGGTTCTATTACTAGATGCTCCGCCCGAGCCGCCTACTAAATAGGTAGCGCTATAATTACTACCGCTATCTACGGTGCCATTACCTACTCTTATGTCCCAGTTCATATTAACGCTTGCGCCTGTACACTGAAAAATTAAAACTAGATCCGTGTAAGTGGCAGGAATGCCGCTAAAGGTAATAAACTGAGTAGAGCTACCTAAAGTAGTGGTCTGTATTTTGTCATAAGTAGATGGCACGATTACCCCTTAATTCCATAAAGTGCAAACTGTGTATATTGAGCAAAACTGCTAACGCTGCCGCCTATAGTTAAATCTATGCGAGTTACTGCCGCCGTGTTATTCCATAGCGAGGATATTAACTCGACTTCACCGCTGCCGTTTCTATCGGCACCACAAAAAATTCTAGTAGTAGTAAGTTTATTGGTATTTGTATAATCTAAAACGTCCATAACTACGCCTGCAGGGCTAGGAGTTGCAGCCGTACCGGTTAAGTCTCCAAAAATACTAAAAGTAGTCTGGCCACTTGCGCCGAAAGCGTTAGGAGGATTTCCGCCAGCGCCTACTAATCTATGACGAGCGTAGTTAGCGCCAGTATCACTATTGTAATTTGCGTACACTACCGCGCCTGCCGATGCGCTTAGCGCTATACCTCGTAGTTGCAAGTGTTTATAGGTACCCGGGATAGTCGTAAAAGAAATCGTAGTCTGACCGCCTGCGCCTACTGTAACGGTCTGAATCGACTCGTAAGAGTTTGTAACGCCGCGCATACTACTTGCGACTATCCCTAGATTTAGAGGGACCATTACGATAAGTCGCCGATCACGGTAAAGGTATTTGAGCCAGTGCATAAAATAGCGCCAGCTGAGTACTGAGCTCTCAATTTTGGAGCTGAGACGGTAGCGCCAGTAGAGGTAATAGTCACGCCTGCGCCCTGAGCTAGTGTTACTTGCCCGGTGTTTAACTGTTGGATGTTAATAATATTACCGCTGACAAAGACTGAGGGAGGCACTGTAAGAGTAATGCCTCCAGTATTAGATAGAGTAACCATCTTGCCGAGATCGCTACCGACTAGCGTATAAGTTGTACCGGTCTGCGCGTTAAAACTTAAAGTCGTATCGTCTTGCTCTGTCCACGTAAAGTCCATATCGGTACCAGAGGCTTTAGCCAATACTTGCCCGGTAGTGCCGCCTTTAAGATCGACAAGCGAGGCATCTATAGAGTCACCTAGCGCCTCGATCGCAGTAGCACCATCTTTTACGAGGTCAGTCGAGGTAGGTACGGGCCAGCCAAAATTAGGTGTAGTAGTTGCCATTAGGTTAAACCTCCAAAAGCATTTTGCCAGATAAGAGTAGCATTTACTCCAGTCCATATTAGGGATGATGGGGTAACTGTTGCCCACTGTGGCGCGACCAGTGAGAAATCGGTAGGGCTTAGAGTTAGGGTTAGATCAACATAACCCGGCGTAGCTTTAATAGCGTACCCCTCTACAAAGCCATTAAAAGAGCCATTAAACATATTTATAGGCAAATCGTTAATTATTACTGGCTGACCAAAAAACGCGTTTATAAGCTCGTCTCGCTCGGCATCGGGTAGCTCTGAGTTATCAAGCCTAAACGTAATGCTTTGTAGCTGCTCTCGAGGGATAGCTCTTAGTCCCAGCTCTCGAGTCATAAGGGTATTTACATCGGCTAGGTTATGGAGGTTAGTCGTAACGGCTCGCTGATACCGGCCATAGTTAGCGATCGAGGTAGCATCTAGGGCCGTAGCTTGACTGGCGTAGTTATTGCCATAGTTAAATACTAAAGAGTTACGGATCTTGCCTATTTGTAGGATCGTCTTAACCGTAGATGGGATAGCGTAGTTAGCCGATAAAGTCGTATAACCGTAGGTAGATAGATACTGTGTACGATGGTCGGTATCGGCGTAGCAAACTCGACCGGCTTTATCCTCGTATATCTGCCCTTGTGCGCTTTGTGCTATCTGAGCGCAGAGGTTATAGCTGCTCGCCGGTTCAGCTGATCGAGAGATCATCTCGTAGAGTCCAGGCTGATCTATCTCGCCTAGCCCTACGTTTTCTGCATTAGCCCACGTAGTCGTAGGGTCATAATCAAACCACTGTAGGGCAGGGGCTACCTCAAACCACGAGTTTATAAGCAGCTCATTTAATACGTCGTAGATCTGGTTGCCGTCATAGTCTTTAATAAGAGCATCAGGGAACAGAGCTTTAGTTAGTTTAGCTAGAGATCCTACGGCCAATATGTTACCGATTGTTATAAACCCGGTCTCCTCAGGCGAGCGCACCGATATACCAAAATCGGATACCTCACCGCCAAAAACGGGCACATAAACCCCTGCGCTATTTTTAAGCTCGAGGGTAAGGCTATCGGTTACGTCGATATCAAAGGCTGAGTTATCGAGGTTTACGATCTCCATACGTGCGTAGCCTGCGTTGCACTGTAGGTCGATATCATCGCGGCCAGTGGCCATATTTACGCTTAGCACGTTATCGTAAACGGTAGTACCGATAATTATTTTCCACTCGGGTAGCCAGCTGCTCATAGTACGTAATTACCAGCGCCTCGGTTTACCGACGTGCCTCTGTAGGTTGATTGGTTAAGTACATCCTCGACGGCTCTAGCGATAGCCTCAGGATCTCCTACGCCAGCGTTAATAGTTACCTCTACGCTTTGAGTAGGTCCCGACATATAAGGGTTAGTCCCAGCCACCGGGATAGGCCCCATAGGCACGTTTGATACATAATCACGTTCAGCCGCTAAATCTGCGACCCATTTTGGCGGTACAAAGTTAGGCACAAGGCTACCTAGTTTATTACCGCCGTAATCTAAACCGGTTCCCGTTCTATTTAGGGCATTGTTATAATCGGTAAGAGCTTTCATACGGGCCGCATCGGCGGTCGCTTGAGCCTTTGCCACTCGGTCGATCATAGAGAGCTCGGAGGACTCGAGTAGTAAGTTAGCGGTAGTTGCCGCGCTCGTAGTCTTACTAATAGAGGCTAGGCGTGCGATCTCTGTAAGTTGGATCTGTACGCGTTCGTTATAAGACTCAGTAGCCGCCAGCTTACCGGCGGCCGTTATCGCAGCGTTATATTTCTTAAACGCCTCCTCGCGTGCTAGCTCTTTATCGCCCTCGGCCATTTTGCTATCGTTAATGACCTTAAGCTCTGTTATAAGCTGCTTATTGAGAGACTCAAGGGTTGCGTTACTAATTGTCTCGACTCCGGCTAAACGTTGCATATCTGCGTTTTTCTGAAACTTAGCCAGCTCGTCAATTTTCTTTAGAGCCTCGTCGCCGCGGTCCTCCTCGATAAGCATAAGAGCCTCGAGGCGTAGCTTTGTATCTTTATCGTAAGTCGCTTTAAGAGCTGCAGCTAAGCTAATACGAGTACTGTCAAATACGGCAGCGGCTTTAGTCAAAGCCAGTTTTTGTTTTTCAGCTTTAGCGGCTTTAGCATTAGCGGCAGCTATTTCTTTTGCACGTTTGGCGGCAGCTGCCTCGGCCTTTTTGCGTGCTGCCTCATTAGGGTCAATAAATACACCGCCTAAAGCAGAGCTCGGGTAACCGCCCATACCCGGCGTACCTTTAGATTCCTTACCTAAATTGGATAAGTAGTCTAAAAACTGTACTGCCGGACCTACGTTAGGCAAAAACCTTAAAATACCTTTTACTCCGCCGGCCTTATCTACGAGACCTGCACCCGGCAAAGATTTTAATTTATCTGCTAAAACCGCTACGCCATAAATAGCATCGCCAATATAGGTAGCAAAATCGCCCATAGCATCGGCTAAAGGTTGGATACTGTTACCCTCACCGGCTAATAAGGACAAACTGTCTACTAAACTTTTACCAATAGTCTCAGTAGCTTCACCGGCTGCATTAGATAAAATACCCATTTTTCCAGCGTAGGTAGTAAGGTACTGAGCATTAGCGCCCGAAAACTGATCGGTCAATTTCTTTTGTATATCTGCAAAGCTCATTGTTTTGAGCTCGGCGTTAGTGAGTCCTAAAGAGTATTTTTTAAGTCCTTTAGTATTACCCACGTATGCCGCTGAAAGGTCGGAAACTACGGTCTCGTAATCGACACCGCTGCCGGCGCTTATGTCTAAAGCCTGTGTGAGTAGATCTGTAGATTTAGTAACTGAGCCCGTAGTCTGCAATAACTTTTGCATCGCCGGGCGTAGCTGATCATCCGTCACGCCTGAACTCTTAGATAACTGACTTATAAACTCCTCGATACGTGGAGTCTCAAAAGCTAAGCCTAGATTTTTAACTGATTGTGCTAAACGTGAGGCAGCCTTTTCGTCATCCATAAAGGCTTTTACGGCAGCTTTACCAAACTGAGCGATTTGTTGCACACTGAAAGCGGCGGCAAAAGTCCCAGCTAATTTTTTTGCGCCCTTCTCAAAGGCTCCGATTTGTTTACTGCCCTTAGTGAGGGCTTTACCATCAAAAGTAGTTACGGCACTTACGACCATACTCGGCAATTTGCTAACCATTATGCCGCCTTTGTGTATGAGCCTTGATTAAAGGCGTTTATAGTTTTTTCTATAGCTTTGACTACTGCAGCTTGAGCCTTGCCTTGATCCTCGTGCCACGCTCTAAAAATCATACGACCGCGCTCCTCGCGGCTATCGCCATAAAGAGGGCCCATACGACTAACAAAGTGAGCGCCAGCGCCGGGGTTATTTGATCGGTAGCCGTTACGTGAGGGCTCGTTTGCTCGCCCAGCGGTCTCATAGATTGCGCCTGCAGCTGACTTATTAGCTACAAAATACAGAGCTCGCCAGCCATTTTTATTACGATCGCTGCCGCCAGACTTGTAATAAATACCCTTTTTAACTGTCTCGTAATCGTAAAGCGGAAATAGGCGTAAGCGCCCCTCTGTATTAAAAGTCCTAAAGGCGGAGTTACGGGCAGTAATCTTTTTTCCTACGGTGTTTTCATTCCACGCATAAAGATTATCCGGCTGAGGCGATGGTGCGTAACCTCGGGCCTTGTCCCGAATAGGCATCATAACCGCTTTAATTTCAGCGTTCATATTCTTTAATAGCTCAGGATCGACTTTGCGGATAGCTGAGAGAGTAGCTTTAACGCCTTTTACCTCTACGGGCATAATCCTCAGCCTCCTTAGCTTGATCGTTTAACACTTGTATTAACATTTTGTACATCTCGTGATCGAGTTCGAGTATCGCTTTAGGCGAGACCCCTAACCGTATAGATAGCTGCGCTACCTGATAGGTGAGGGAATCTCGCCCTAGCCTAAAGGTTCATCGTCGAGGACCTCTACCTCTTTGAGAGTGTCAAGAAAATCTGGCCCATAAGTTTTTACGGTTTCGCCAGATAATCTAATACATTCCCACGCCAGCCAGTAGAGATCGCTTTGCTTTTCGTCCTCTCTAAAGGCTTTACGAAAACCTTTTTTTGCGTAGAGCTCAAAGGCCACCTCAATACGCGGCGTGATCTGATGCTCAGTCACTTCACCGGTAGCCCTTGTTATTTTGAGTCGTGCCATTTTTGCCCCTTTGTTAGTTTTTTAGACCGTAGTGTCTACTACGATAGGTGAGTTACAAGTAAACGTAATCGACTGGGTACTGATGTCCCCGACGGCCCCGTTAATGTCGGTGGTGTTGTTCACCAAAATCGTAGTTTGATATTCCGGATTTGCAGCCGAGATAGCTGCGCTGGTCTGCTTAAGTGTTAGTGGCACTGTCGTACCCCAGGCACTTTGCAGAGTCTGTAGGACTTCACCGGCGGCAGTATCGTTTAGAAAATCGAGCGTAATTGTCGAGGTTTCCAAACCTTTAGCATAACGTCGCGCAGAATCTCCCATAGCGGTGACTTCGAGCTCCTCGAATACGCGGTTAATAGTTGCACTTGTTACGTGATCGGATAGGTCTACCGAGTTAAGGGTTACGACCACTCCATTTGATAAGAATACGGCCATAGCCTATTCCTCGCTTTCAGTAGTTGGTGTTGGTGTTGGTTTTACTTTTGCTACTTTGATTGGTTCAGGCTCGTCTACGATCTGCCCGATCTTTCGCAAAAACTTTAGATCATCCTCTGTATATGGCATTTATTAGCTCCAGCTCGTGAGAATTGAGATACGGAAATCGGCCGTAAGTAGTGTGCCACTTTGTACATCTAGTACGGTAGGCGCTGACATACTGCCAATATTCATTACGATAGTTGAGGCAGCGAGTTTATTAAAAACTGCTACCGCTAGGGTTTCGATCCCGTTTAGGTTGCCTTGATTGTCTAGCATCGGTACGGTCATAATAATCTTAAAATTAGCCATAGGCGAGATAGTCGCGTAGGTGTTATTGCTCGGTGTTACATAAGGATCATCGGGTACGACGATAACGCTATTAGCGGTGATAGTTGGCGGCGGAAAACTGTAGGTATTCCAATTATTAGGATTGTCTAAAGCTGCAGCTAGTGAGGCACGTAGGGTAGTTATCGCGGCAGCCATTTAGCCCACCATAGAATTAGGATTTTGATAGCCAGCTAACAAACCGCGGATCTTGCCGATCATTGAGTTTCCGAGGCGGTAAGGTGACGGGCTCATACCGTCGATCGACACGCCTCCAGTTTGGCTAACTTGCCGAGCCTGAAAAATATCGACGGCTAGGATCATAGCGGCCTCTCTTATTGCGGGAGTGGTCGCGTATGAATTAGTTTTTGTATCTGCCCCTACGGCTGAGCCATAAGGTAATACACGTTGGAAATTGACGTTAGCGGCGGTCTTAGCAAACTGTATAAAGCTATAACCGGCTGGCCAGTTCCACGAGTAAGGGTTCCATACAAGGGTAGGTATTTGGTTAGTAGTACCGGCGCTCCACGGCATCGTACCGGTGATGGTGTAAGTGCCGTTAAAGGTTGCGCCGCATCCACTCAAGGTAACGCTCTGCCCGGTAGTAAAGATCATAGGGTTAGCGATCATCGCAGTAGCTACGTTATTTTGTAGCGTTACTCCTACGACTGGCGCTGAGTTAAACCATAAAAACTGATTGAGTAGATCCTGCGCAGTCTGGCAACAAGTCTCGACAATATCGCTCGAGTAAAGATTCTCGATACCTAAATTAGCTCTTAACTCGGCCTCGGTGACGTAAGTCGCTGGCATCTCTACTCCAATCTTAAAAGAGGCCGGTAGGGCTCAAAGGGCTAAGAGCCCTACCGACTATTAGTTTTTTAGCTTACGCCTTCGCAAACTTGATAATACCGTTAGGCATTTTTGCGATTGTTGCCATAAAGCCGTAGATAGCGACCTGTACCTGAAGGTTCGATACTACGTTCACTGACATATAAGCCTGTGGTCCACGGTAAACCGTAAACGCCTCAGGTGCGAGGATGATTGCAGAGTTATCATCTACTGCAGTCTGCGCAAAGTTACGATCTACGTAGAGATCGAGTCCTAGTACGTTACCGCGGATAGAGCCCGGATTAACTTGTCCGGCTGCGTTCATTGGCTGAATAGCGTTATAGATTGGTCGCTTTGTGGTATCTGTAGCGCCCATTAGTAGCTGCCACTGAGCACCGTTAGCAAGATAATTCTGAGCAAAGTAACCGGTGTTCTCATAAACGAGCTTTGCAGCTTGTGAGCTATAAGCGATTACGCCATCGCTATCAGCGGTAGTAGCAGTAGCGTTTGTACCAGCAGCTAGTAGAGCAGTAAGAACCGCACTGTCAATAGCAGTTAGGTACGCATTTTGTAGCTGATTTGTAAGCTCTGCGTAGAAATTAGGATCTGATCTCTCGAGGAGTTCGACCGAAATCGTATTCATACCGGAATACTTGCTTACTGTACCGGTTAGGTATTCTGTAACCATACCGGTGTTAGATACTGCGCCAGCCTCGGCTTCGACTGTAACTGTAGGAGCTACGCCAGAGCCTCCACCAGCTGAAGTAACAAGTGAGGGCACGCTGATATTCATACCCTGAGCAGGCAAAGTTCCTTGGCTGC